CAGTAGTTATAGTATTATCTTCTACACTAAACTCTAAAAGATAGGCAGAAAAAGATCCAGGTGTATTGTCAGGGCTGGTATATAAAACAAAATTATTTAAAGTATAGTCTACAGCTGCCGGATCAGAAGATCCAAATATAAGATTTGTATTAAATGTAGTTGTAAATTTACCTGTACCATCAGATATAAATCGCTGTGCTCCAGCGTAATATTGTGCATTAGTTTCGGTTATTAAACCGCCATTAGGTATAGGCATATCTTATAGTGTTGAACGTTGTACTTCTTGTTGAACTTGTTGAGCAGCTACTTGAATAACTGATGGATCTCTAATAACTATTCCTGAATAAAGTAGTATTTTTAATATAATATTAGCTTGTTCAGTGCTAGACAATTCAAAATCAGTAGAACTATTGGGATTATATTGATAATAATTTTGTCCAGTGGGTATTGTAAAATCCCAAATTACATCCAAAGGTTTTCGTAAGTAGCTAATGGTTATGTCCGATGTGATACTGGAAGGATATAAATATAGCTTTTCTTTTTCGTATATGTATAAAGGATAATCTTTAGTAGGTGCTATTAAGGGATTAGATTGTATATATAAAATTTCGTTACGTTGAGTTACTTGAACCTCCGTGGATTCTTTATGCATGACAGTTCCTAGCATATAAAAGTTTTTTGGAGTAGCTAAAATTAAAATTGAAGAATTATTAGAAGGAACCGAATTAAAAACTATATTGTTTCCACTTATTACGTAAGACGTAGTAGGTGCTCCATTTATTGAAACATATAAAACACTATTAGCTAACTGAGACGAGTTTATAGAGGTAAAAGTAAAAGAGGTTCTAATGCCATTACCAGTAAAAGTTTGGGATGCGCTAGATCCTCCCTCATAAGCAGGTAGAGTGAAATAATTTCCTGCGGGGTTATAAGAGGCGCTACCGTATTCTTTAAACATAGATATATCTTGATCTACATTTTTAATTCTATCACCATATTCAGTATCGTTATCTGGCCTTCTAAGTTGTTGATTTACTGTGTCAAAATAACTTTCGAATATTTCTAACTGAACTTGCGTCGCAACTTTGTTAAATTCATCTGGTGATAGGTTACCTCTCTGTTCTTTATTAAGAATAAGCAACACCGTTTTATAAACTATGTCTACATTTACTGCCATTTTATTTTTTTGTTATAAATATTAACCGGCCTCACTAAAGAAACCGGCTAATAATAATTCACCATCTATAATATAATTACGTGTTTTTTTAAAAAACTACTAATTAAACTTTTTTTCTATAGATCTATATACTTCAACTCCTTCATCTGTTTTGAAAAAAGCAGCCATAGCTGAGTATGGATTCTCATCAAAAGGAACAGACATTAACTTCCGTCCATTAGATGCCCAAGAAAAAGTTCGTTGATCCTGAGATAAATTAATTATGTTTGCTTCGGTAGCTTTTATGGCTACATTACGTAGCTGGACGTTGTCATCATTAGCTAAGTTTAAAAACAGCTCAGGGTTTTTATTTGCAAATATTCGTAGATCTCTTTTTATTTCTTTAGAAGATAATTTGCTAACTGCACTGCCCATCTCTACTCTTAATATAGCCTCTGCGTCGTCAATATCCATATCTCTTGCAAATACCGCTGCATCAGTTTGTAAGTCTAGTAATTCTAAATCGTCAAAAGCTTCCTCTACCGGATCATACTCTTCATATATCCTGCCTTTCATAGGGTGGTATAATGAAAGTAGCTTCTGTAAATTTTGTTTTTCTTTAGGGACTCTTAAGTCTCCGTCTTTAAACATTATATGTCCTAAGGTAGCTTCTCCTTCCTGTTCACTTTTAAAAGGTGAATCGTGATTAGTAGCATATCTTAGTTCTTCTTGTTTTCCCGTTTCTTCATTAAAATAAAGTAAAGCATGTTTTCTAGTATGCCTTACTGGTATTGTATGAGTTAAAGGAGTATGTCTTCCTAATAAGAAATATATTCTATCTTTGATTTCCCATTTAGGTTTTGCTGGTTGAACAGGAGCCTGTTTAGTTGGCTTAACTGTTTCTGTTTGTACTGGTAACCCATCTGTAATAGGTTCTTGTGGTGCAACTTTTTTAGTTGCTGTTTTTTTATTTGCCATAATATAATATAATTAAATAATTAATAAGAGTAATAATTACCCCCGCTAATACAACGAGGGTAATGATTACATTTGAGCTATTATGCTCCTCTGAATAATACAAAGTTGTTAGCTGCCTGAGTAATCAAACATCTTTCAGATAGGAAGTTTACTTCCATTGCATCAAGAGTTGAGTTACTAGCACCTCCAACAGATCCTGTTAACCAAGACTTCATTCTACGATCATCAGTTTGAGAAGCTCTGTATCGTACGTGCAAGAATGGACGACGAATGTTAGTTCCTAAAACTTGATCATATACAGTTGAAGTTCCAGCTGGTACTAATACTCCTTCAATTGAATTGATACCGTCAATTGCTCCACGAGTAGACGCGTCATTTAGGTATTTCCAATCTGTTTTGTAAAAGTCATAAGATCCTCTACGGAATCCGCTGAACCCTAAGTTAAGAGCCATATCTTCTGAATTTTCAAACAATCCAAAAGCAACACCTCCAGCAGTACCGCTAGAAATAGCAGCAAGCATATCATCAAAATCTAAAGCCGTAGCTCTGTTTAAGAATAACATGTTCTCTTCAATTGCTCCCTGTGTATCTAGGTTTTTAAGAATAGCATCAAATTCTGCTAATCCACCGCCTGCAGTAAACCCGGTTTCTACATTACCTCTATCTTGAATAGCTGCAAATAAACCTTGTGTTCCTGGCTGAGTTAATGGGTTAAGAGCAGATGTATTTAATTCACCTTCTACCATTGCCATTTCTAAGTAATCTTCAAAACGTAAACGTGTTTCAGATTCAGCTTTTAAATACCATAAGTACCCGTCAGTTCCATCTTCAGTAGCAACATTTACCCATCCGATTTGTGCGGTATCAGATCCAGATACAACATACTGATCTCTTATAATAATAGGAGAGTTAGCGTACTGAGTCAATACTGGCTCTACACTTACTCTAGCTGCTGAATTTCCAGCGCCAGCTCCAATTGTAGTCCCTTTAGAATAATCAGATCCGTAAACGAATACCTTTAATCCTGTAGCTGTAAATCCTAAAGCAGTAAATGTTTGCCCTGAAAATACTTGAATCTTAATAGAGTCAGCAGCAAGCGCTGAGCCTGCATTAGCTCCTGATTCAGTAACAATACCTTTAGCTTCTTTTCCTGTAGTTGGATCTAATACAACAACTGTGTCATTAATAGAGATTACATTTTGTACTCCTGCAACAGCTGCATTATTCAAATCAACAACTTGCTTGGTTCCATCTACTGCTCCAAGTTCTACATCAGTGTAAGATATATGCAAACGGTTTTGTTCAGACCAAATAACTTGATCAGAAGTCATTGGCATTTCAGCTCCAACCATTCTTAAAAATCCAGATAACGTTCTGTTTCCATAACGCTCTACTTCTGCTTCGTAGATTTCTGGTAAATACTGCTGAGCAAAGTCAGCAAAGTTTCCTGGTACTCCAGCAGCTCCGCCATTGTTGTTCCATTGCAGGTAATTTGTCGCAAGTAATGATTGCGTTTGTGAAGGGACTATTGTCCCAAATTGTGGTAATAAACTCATTGTTATGTGTTTTTAAACTTTTTAATTTTCAATTTTTTGGAGTCCGCTCCAGAAACTGACTTAACTTTATAAGCTCCAAACCTTGCACTTTCAACAGGAGCAGCTTTTCGCGCTTCAGTTGAAACATTATTAGATTTGTTTACCACGTCTCTAATAGCGTCTGATTTGCCTTGTTCGTAAAAGTGACTTGCTATTTTATCAGCATTAGCACCTGCGTATAAAGCTTTATGATACCCTGCGGTATCTTCAATCGTACCATCTTTTCCAAGAAACTTTCCTATGAAATTACTGATATTTGATTGTTTTTCTGCCACTTGCGAAGTGTTTTGAACACCATACCTAAACTTTTTATCTCCTAAATTAAAATCGAAACCTTCGAAATCTTTATTAAATAATTGTTGAGTTTGAGTCTTAAACTTCTCGTGGTTTTGTGAGCTTCTTTCTTGATCCTCCTGGTAGCGATTAAAAAAGTCAGTAGCTTTTTGTTGATCCTCAGAAACAGTCGGCGATTTCAACTTGATATCGTCATAATACTTTTTCTTCGTATCTTCTAAAAAACTACGGGCTTTTGAAACCTCTTCCTTATATGCGAGCTTTTTTCTTTTGATGTCTCGCTCTTCATCAATATCTTCGTCAAATGCAAAAGTGTCCTCGATCATAAAATCAATTTCATCTTTTGACAAATGAGGTTTGGTAGCTTTGTAATATTCTTTTACTAGTGTGTCTCTATCTACATCCTCATAGTTGGTATTTAGTCTTATGTAATCCTGCATTGTGCCGCCGGTTTCTTTCATAAAATCTACCAATTTATTTATATTATCAGGCAAATCATTTTGAACATGAGCTGGCTCAATAGCGGGAGCTTTAACTTCTGCTTCTTGCTCGTCGGTAATTTCTTTAATGATTGGTTCCTGTGTTTCTTCTGCTACTTCTTGCACATCTACAACCGGTTCATTATTATTTACAACGTCTGTATTTGACTCTTGAGCAGCGTCTTTTTCTTCTTTAGGAATTACTACTCGAGTGACATTACTAGGAACGTCTATTAAAGGTTCTTTATTTTTAGCTGCTAGTTGTTCATCAGTTAGCTTTGGTTTGGACTGAATCTTAAAAGATCCCTCCGTTTTTGTTTGTTCATTCATGATATAATATTATATAATTATTAAATACTTATTTAACTGGGATCAAATGAAGATAAATCAAATCCTCCCATAACGTCATTACCTTGAGATTCAAAATTCTTAGGCATACCCTCTGTTTGTCTTTGCTGTATAAGCTCGCTTTGTTGAGTGCCCTGTATTTTTACTCTCTTGTCTTTACGATCTTCAATTTCTGCTTCTTTACTTTTAGTAGCCCCTATCTGAGCTTGAGCTAACTGCATATTATACTCAAACTCCGTCGCCATTAATTGCTTTTTAATTTGGGCTTCTGCCTGCATTCTTTGCATTTCAAATTGCGACTTAGCTTGTTCTATAGCAACTTTTTCGGCTGTTAAAGCTTGTTGCTTCTGTACCTCTGCCATAGCGGCTTTTTCTGATGCTTCTGCATTAGCTTGTGCTTGAGCTTGTATATTCTGTTGCGTAAGTGCTTGTTCTCTTTCTAGCTTTTTCCTGCGCTTTAGCTTTAGCATTTGATTAGCTAACTTAAGGTTTTTAATTTCTCTTATGTCTATAGCGTCCTCAATGTCAATACTCCCCTGTTGCAAAGAGGCATTTATATTAGCAGCTAATTCAGCTTTTTCTTCGTCATCAGGTTCTAATTCTAAATATATCCCAAAATCATGAAGATTTAAGTTTTGAATTTCATTAAGAGTAGCTACATTAAATGTAGATATACTGTTCATTAAAGAATTTCTTGTCAATGGGAAATTTAAAACATCAGCTATTTTTAAAGATATATTTTCACAAGTACTAAGATTTAAAAATATACTTGCGTCTTGTATATGTTTAGTAGCTACATTAGAGGCATTAGCGGCCATTTTTTGTAACCCAACTAATGAGTCAGCTGAGGGTAATGATCCATCTCTTGCCTCGTTCAGTCCGGTAACGTCTCTAATCATTTGCATATTGTAATTATATGCAGTAATAAGAGATTGTATTTTGCCCATGCCATTAGAAGAACTTAGCTCTTGTATAGGAACTTTGCCTCTATTCATATCTCCGTCTTGAGTAAGAGATCTACCTACAACAGAACCCGTTTGAAAATACATGTTTAAAGCTTCCGAAGGATTGTAGTTTGTTCCATTTCCTAAATCAACCTCAGCCAAACCGTCTATATCTAAAAATATACCATCTGGAACCATACGAGCTAGTACTTGCTGTATTTTAAGATGAGTTAATTGTATTACATCCGCAAAACCAATACATTTACTTATTAAAGATTGAATAGCTCCTTTATACATCCTAGGGGCGCACAAAGAATAGCTCATTTCAACTCTAGTTGTGTCTGCTAAAGGTCTAGTCATGTTTTCTGACATTTCCCATTTAAGCATTACATCAGTACCCACTATTTTAGCCCCTTCGTATAATACTTCTATTGATCTTGATACCCTTTCAAAATTATCATTAGGGGGTGGGTTAAATTCATCTGTTTTTTCAATTGCTTTTTCTAAACCTGAATCTGTTCTTTTTATTTTAAATACTTGATCCGTGTATGTTTTATATTCAAAGTACAATACCTGAACGGTATTATAATCATAATTTTCAAATCCTCTAATATACCTACGATTACCTGGCATTTTTTGTATACGCTCTAACTCTTCATTTGAAATATTAGGAAACTCTTTTTTAAGCTCGGGTATAGTTATTGATTTTACTTCCCCTACATAATATATATCATTAAAATAAGGATCTTCAGTGTAGGACCAAACACAGCATGCAGGATCTACATAATCAACCACAATTCCCTCTGCTGGATTAAAAGAGGTTTTGGTTATACCTATTCCTATGTTTACCAAATCTTGATTAATCCTAGCTTTAGTTAAGTCAAATTCATTAGTAGCTAATACCGTTTCTATAGCCTCTTCTTCGGCTACTTCAATGGCCTGCTTATAGCTTAACTGCATGTGTAGATCTCTTTCTTCTATTGATTCAGGTAAGCTGTCTGAGGGAATATTAGACCTGCTTAAATCCACGTTAACAATTTCCGAAGCTTGAGCTCTTTCGTTTTTAGTTAGCATATCAAATAATATATCCTCAGCAAAATCAGTTCTTTTCTTTAAAGATTCAGGATCTTGCGCATACGAAGTTAATTCATATTGTTTTTGAGTTATGCCATTTGCAACTATATTCGAAAACTTAGACAATATAGGAACCGGCTTCCAGTCTAAATTAAGATAAGATAAATCACCATTAATAGCTAACTCGTCTTTATATTTTTGAACGCTTTGCTCTCCTCTGGCGTACAATCTTAAATTATGAAAATTATTCCAATTAGTTATATATCTATTTGAACCACTACCTCCATAATTGAACCATTCTTGTTCTATAGCCCTACTGACTTGCAGTCCGTATTCTAATGTTGACTTCTCAGCGTCACTTACTACTTGATCTGGAAATGGGCTATTAGTATTTGTACTTACATTCATTTATTGTATTATTTTTGAAGTAGATCCCTCGTTGTTATATTTTTTAAAACCTAAAGAATATGTTTTAGTTTTTATAGCGCCCTTAGGGCTATACCTATGTTTATTACAAGCCATTAATGCTAGTCCAGAACTTATGGAGGCATCATGCTTAGTTCTATTATTTATATCAAATCTTGCCCAGTCTTCTAATGTTCTTTGCAAATAAATGTCGCCGTAACCTGTTTTCATTTCTCCAACGAATTCTTCTACATAAGTCTCTATAGCTGCTGCGTGTGCTTGTTTTATATCTTCACTTGAATTAGGTATTCCCCCTATTTCTTTTTCAGCTAAAGATAATTTATTATACGTTTTATCTGGCCTGTTAATGCTAAAGCCCCTGTATCCTCTTCTTTTTAAATAATAAAGAAGTCTAGGTTTGTTATTTTCTGCTAATAAAGGCATTCCATAAAACACAATAGCCATAAGTACATCTTCAAAAAAC